CTCTTATCTCATGCCAACGAAACGACGATCCACTTCTGGACTACCGGTTACTTTCTCGGTAGACTGGAAGGAATCCCACTATTGTAACGGAAATGCTAATACCGGCCTTGCCGGTACTACTTCCGATGCGATACCATACGACAAGTCGAAGGAAGTAATTACCTACGACGAGTCTATGGGCGTGATGCGCTTTAATCAGTGCGATCACTGGCGGTGGCGTTTGTCTATTGGTGCGAACCCAACGATTGTGCAGGTTAATGATGCTTACAAGCATCAGATATCCCCGCCTATCGCAAGTTCGTCTGTAATAACTAACCCGGCCTTCTTTCTTATCCGGGAGGCTCAGCCTCCCGGTGCGAATGATGAAACGGGATTATTCTTAGACCAATGGAACCTCATAGCAGATCAGTTTGAGTGGCGCAAAGTAGACAATAAAGTCTTTCGGCGCGTTATCAAGGACTGTTCGGTTCAGAGACAGGTCAGCATCGCAAACTTCTTGTATGAACTACGAGAAGTCAAGAAGCTGTTCGAGTTCTGGAAGCGTAAACAACGTTTCCTTAAGAACTTGGCTAATGCCAAATTGAATTATTCATTTGGCTGGAAGCCGTTCATCTCTGACATATGCAGCATGTTACTGGGCCTCCAAGTCACGCGAAATAAGCTGAAGCAGATCCTTGCCAATAATGGCAAGGTACGACAGCTGCGTGGCAAGTTAGAGGATATATTCCCAGTTGTACCGGTCGAGGATTCACATCCTTGGGTCGATACTCTCTGCGTTGACCGCTGTTTCCATACAGGATTCAGCTGGAATGCGTATAGTTATCTCGACACAAACGCGGTGGATATACGCTATGCTGTGAAGTATAGCTATATCATGCCCGAGTTGTCACGGTTACAGGCTACGATTCGAGGGTTCTGCGACTCCTTTGGAGTACAGTGGGACCCGCAAATAATATGGGACGCAATCCCGTTTTCCTTCGTTGTTGACTGGTTTTGGGATGTCGGCGATTGGCTCAATAAGAACCTAGCCATAAACACCCTGCCAGCCACACTTAGGATACACGATTGCTGCTATTCGTTTAATGTGGTTCAAACCACACACGCTTATGCAGCCGTCCCTACCGGAGATATGTCGCTAGCTGAGCCAGAAACGACCTTTGTTAGGGCGTCCTGGTCTGGCAAGCGATTTGGTCGGCGCGTTCGGATTCCCGAACGCTCCGATTTGTTATACGCGGGGTGGAGCCAGTATGCCTTAGAAAAGGTTATACTTGGTCTAGCACTACTTACTAATACTGCTCGGAAGCGACCGCGGAAACGCGGCAGCGGCCCGAAACGTCGTAAGTAGATGACACCCGTATCTAAGTCCTCTGCTTCATTGAGGATTCAACGTTAACAGTAAGGCCTACTACCAAATGATAGCAGACCCATTGTCAACACGCATACGTAACTGGCGTGGTTCAGAGGTGTTCGTCGAGACAGACAAAACATTTGATCTGATCTCGAACGGCCCCGGCTCTAAGACTGAGCGAAAGAATTCGTCTCAGCCCATTGCCGGCATGACCGTTACCTGTCGTATCTCTCACGAGGTTACGACGAAGGGACGACTCCGGTCCACGTTACGTTTCGATGCGGCGGTTCCGGTTGGGGCTTCGGGTTTACCCGATACCCCCGGTCTGGTGCCGCACTCTGCCAGTGCCTACCTGGTCGTTGACCAAGCCAATAATGGCTCGGAATCTGACCTAGTAGTATCTGACTCGACGATTAGCGCCCTCTTGCATGCTCTGGTAACTTCCAGAGGTGCGGGGGCAACGCTGGTCCCGTCTGCCATCCTTACGGACTTTCTGAACGGTGAGCCTTAAAGCTCCTGTTCACTAGGTCCTTCGGATGGTGGGGAGACAATAGTGCAGGACGCGTCCAACCTCTTGTAAAAGAGGGTATGGTACTGCCTGCAGAATGGCTAACAAGCCAAGCTGGGTATCTGTGTCAGGAAGTGTGGGCTATGAGGGGTTACCTTACTAAGGGCCCCATAATAGCATATACGATGTTTTATCACCGTATTACACAACTCCTGCTTGCAGATATAGCTGAGTTTCATGGCATGGATCTCTCACGAGATCTAGCTACACTCGATAAAAGAGTGCAGAGCGAGGGGCTGCCTTTCTTAACGAAAGGATTACCCTCGTTGGGTAAGGATCTCGATTCTTACCTCTCATGTGGCAAGACGCCGCTTTGGACAGGCTTTGCCTGTGACAAAGAGGGGTATCCCAAGTTTCTTGGGACGCTCCTACGTCTTGTTTATCCGACTGTGAAGTCGGTCCATGCTCTCAAGCACCTCAGACAGTTGTTCTACTTGTTTTACAAGCTTGAGCAGCCGTTTGACGACCATATGGTCGCGAAGTTCTCGAAGAGCTTCGTAGAAACAGACGAGTCTCTCCCTCTATTAATAGATAGAGAGGATCCTGTTCTAGATTGTGCTCGTGACATCATTAGTCACGTTCTACATCGTTTCGAGAAGGATAATATCCTTCCTCGTCACGGACCGGGATCAGTCGCTGAAGGAATTCGGCACAGTCAAAAGATGCATAATATGCAACCCTATGATTGCGCGGAGGAACAGTTCCCATTTTATGAATGGTGCGTTCCTTCTCTCTCAGCGGTATGTGATAATTATCACAATTACTCGTCACGCGAGTCCAAGGCGTTTGGGACCGCTAAGGTCCTTTTCGTCCCGAAGGATTCGCGTGGGCCCCGTGTTATTAGTTGTGAGCCATCCACGTTACAATATCTTCAACAAGGTATTGCTCGCGAGATGGTTCGATGCATCGAACACTCCACTCTATCAAGAGGAAGAGTGAACTTTGCTGATCAGTCTATTAACCGAAAGTATGCCTTTTACGGCAGTCTCGGTGGTGGCTGGGCAACATTAGACATGAAAGATGCGTCGGATAGGGTCAGTGTCGCTCTTGTCGAGCGGCTCTTTTCCAACTCCCACGTGTTAGACATGCTACTTGCGACTAGGTCGCAGGCCACGGTGCTCCCCAATGGTACTGCTGTGCCGTTACGCAAGTTTGCTCCGATGGGATCAGCGTTATGCTTTCCTGTCGAGGCGCTTGTGTTTTGGGCACTTGCAGTTGGGGTGTTAATACACCATGTTGGGTACTCTCGCGAGAGAGCTATCCAACTTGTCAAGGTGTATGGTGACGATATAATATGCTGCCTCGAAGACTATGAGGCCTTGATCCAGTACTTTCCAACTGTTGGACTAATGTTCAACAGCGCGAAGTGCTGCACATCAGGATTGTTTCGTGAAAGTTGTGGACTAGACGTCTTTAACGGCGTCGATGTCACTCCAATCAAGATTCGAACCTGTATATCGTTATCGAAGAACAATAGTGCGTGGCTCCCGTCGTATTGCGCGTATCAACGCGCGTTCTGGCGGGCTAAGCTACACCATACAGCAGAAGGTATTCGCGATTATGTCGATGGGGTTGCTAAAATCCCAAGGCTGTCCACGGAAGTGGACGTCGCGTTTTATTATATGCTGGATTGGATACCAAACCTAGAGCACTTTCCTCGACGTTATAACGTTGAGTTGCATAGACGTGAAGTCTATGCTATGTGCCCTATTCCCAAAGTGGAACTTGTTCCACTTGGGGGCTATGAACGACTTCACTGGTTTCTGACCAGTGGGGCCTTA